TGCTCTGGTTTTGGGCTTTGGGCTGCTGCTGCTGCTGCTGCATCTGCTGGACCGCCTCCTGTAGTCTCTTGGGATCGAGGATCGTGCCAAGTTCTGGCACGTTGATCGAATCACCGACCGTTGACAGAACACGTTTCCAGTCAACCCACGGTGAAACGACCATCTGCTGGGCGAGTGTGCCAATCACCTGTAACAACTCTCCCCCCCTTCGTTGTTGCTGTACCTCACTCACTCTCTCCATCGACATCGCGTCGATCGACACAACGAGATCCTCAAACAGCCCAACACCCGTTCCGCCGACGAACACGCCGTCCGGGCTGAACGCGAGGGCCATGGCTTCGTCCCCGATCGCGAAGGACACCCGGCCATCGTGGAACATGTACCACATGGCTGCAGACACCACGCGGGAGGCTGCGTCGGCAAACTCTCGCTTGAGGTGGGCGATTCGGAGGCCCGCCGCTGACTCAGCGATAGCCACCTCGGTGGCCGTGGCAGTGCCGGTCACGTTCCCACGCATTGCATCGTGGATGCCAGAGACGCGATCCAGTCGGTCTTGGGTCAGGCCCGCATACGTCACCTGCTGGGCGGTGATCCCGCCGACTTCAATCGGGACGATCTGAGATGGGTCCAGACCGTCCACAAGGACAACAGTCAAAACTTCCCGGTCGCGAATGTCGTTGGCGAGTTTCTGGTTGCGGCTGTCCGTGGCGATGATGTTCTTGTAGCAAGATGCGGAGTGTGTCATGCTCCGCAGGTGATCGTTCAGGTCTGCAATCTGGGGCAGCAGTGACACCACTGGGCTAAGCGGGTACGGATCATCCGGCACGTTGTAGCACCCGAAAATCACGTATGGGCCACGGTGGCTCCCGTAGTACGGTCGGGGTTCGCGAGCGAAGCCGTATGAGGCCGTTGTCTCGCTGCTCGCTTGGCCCTTGATCACCGTGATGATGCTGCCGCTGTGCATGTTGGTGTCGTTGAGGAAGTCCATCACCTCTGCCTCAGTGTCGATCTCAGGCACCCAAATCTCGTACACCGTCACCTGCCTGCGGTCTGGCCCTTCCCGGCCCGCGAGCATGTCTCGCTTGCTGTCATCGTTGCTGCTGCCAATGGACTCGACCAGATCCAAGTCCCACCCGTCCTCGACCTCTGCTTTCGCGATCAGGTCATCGTGGTCGATCCGGTACGTGTGAGCCATGTACCTCGCTTCCTCGGCGTGAGTCGCCTGCGGGTCGATGATGAAGTCGTGCGGGTCCAGACGGTACAGCCGGGGGAGCCATGGCTCGTTGCCGTCGATGGTCCGCATGCTGCGTCTTGGCTCGTTGGCGATCATGCCAACACCGAACCCCAGAAGCATGTCCGTTGCGATGCGGGAGAGCGTAGTCCGCAGATCCGTCAACCGCACCCACGAGTTGCAAGCCGCCTCCATCTTGGGCGTGAGTGCAACCTGTGAGAGCGGTGTTCGGCTTGTGATCGATACCTTCGGATTGTCGTAGACAATGCGGGGAAGAATCAGAGCGATGTACTGGTGGACAAAATTCTCCGGGTCGCCGGGGCCAGCAGTGTCGCCACGGTAATCGGGTCCGGTAAGCCTGCCAATCAAGTCAGACCACGAGGATAGGTGCTGGTCGCGGAACGCCTCCGCAACCTCTAACTCCTCTTGCCAACGTGTTAGATCGAACTCAATCATCGTTCTGCTTCGCCTTATCGCACGACTTGCACTTGCGCTTTCGCTTGTACGGAACCATGCGGTTCAATGCCTCTTGGCGTTTCTTGCAACCTTCGCATGGCTTGACCTTGCCCGCTGTTGCGGCCTTGATCGCCTTTGCCAGCGTGTCACCGATGCCAGAAGACTCAGTCATGTCATCAACGGCCCGGTGGCGCGGGGACTTGGCTGCGATGATGATTCGGCTTGTTTCGGCCTCGTGGCGATTTCACCGCGTTGCCCGCCCGCTTCGCCCGTGATGTCCACCCAGATCGGCCCCTTGTGCGGTTTGCTCTTGGTTGGGCAGCGGGGACTGGCCCCATGCCGCTGGTGTCTGTCAAGAACTTGTCATATCCACTAGCCATTGAGAACCTCCTCGTGGTTCAGAACCGCGCCGAGACTGAAGTCCGGGAGCCGCTCTGTTGGTTCGGGTCCAAGCCCGCCGTCTTCAGCGAGCAGTAGTGCAAGTGCCAAGGCGATCACACGGTCGCCGTGTGCCTCCCTCGCACCGCTTGTTTCGCTGCGGAGCCGACCGGGGCCAAGTCCGCCTGTGTCGTACAAGATGTAGTCGCCCAGTTCAGTCAGAACTTCCTCGCCGTACAGCACGATCTCGCCTCGACTCAGTACGGTCGATAGCCGACCAAGCAGGGCGCGTTTGGTGTGCCTTGTCGATGTCCAGCCGACCCGCTTGGTTCGCTTCTCGTCGATAGTGCCGACGATCCGCTCTTTGAACACAGCGGTCCAGCCCGTGCGGTCCACGTCGTGTTGCAGGGATGCGCCGGGGCCATTCCGCTCCCAGCCCAGCAGCGTCTGCCGCCGCCCCTTGAATACATGCTTGATCATCCGCACCAGTTCCGATGCGAGGTCGTGTCCACCGATGAACGGGTCAGCGAACTCTGCCGCAACGCTCATGTCCCTGACGTTCAGGATGCACGCCGCTGAGTTGGCTGCGCCCGTGCCGTACGCTGGGTCAACGCCGCACACGTACTCAGCCGCTGGGTCCGGGTCTTCCCACACGCGCCAAGGGCCACTTGGACTGTCCACTAGTTCGCCGCCGTCGTAGATGCATCGCCGGGGCTGCCGGACGTTGCCGCGTTGCCGCTCGATGTCACGGGCTGCGAAGAATCGCTCGCCGCCTGCTGCTTCCTCAGCGAAGACGTTGATCGCAAGGTCAACGCGGTCACGGCGTGTGACCTGTTCTGCAAGCCACGGAGTCCATGTGTACTCGCTCCCTGCGACCCCGGTGATCGCGCCGTCAGTGTCAAGGCGTTCCATGGCCCCGCGTGACTTCTCTGGGTGATCCGTGTACAGCATCTCGATAAGCGTCGGCGTGCCTGTTGCCCGGCCCTGTGCCACGAGCGTAGCGTAGTGCGTTCCCGGCCCGACCGGCGTGCTGACGGCAACCCGACAGGATGTGCAGTCGGCAGCCGATCGCCACGCAGCCTCGGCGTTCTCAAGTGCAGCGAACTCATCGAACACGACGAGGTTCCGTCGCCCACCGCGTCCAATGTGCGCGGTCGCTGCTTGCCCACTAATCGTCGCGCTGCTGGCCGGGTGCTGGAGCATCAGGTGGCGGCGGAACCTGCCGCTGCCCTTGACGAACTCCGCAGCCGGGGCGGGGAGTAGCCACGACGGAAGTGCCTCAATCAAGTAATCGATCTTCCAGAAGAGGCAATCGGGATCGCCTGTGCGATCAACCAAGTCCTCTACTCGGCTCACCAGCATGACCTGCCAGTCGTGCAGGAGCCAGCCCCATACGGCCATTGCACACAGGAGCCACGAGGCCCCCATGTCACGGCTCTTGCGGAGGATGACATCGTGACCGCCGTCAGCGGCAGCCGCGATCGTGCGGGCTGCTGCGGCCTGTATGGGCCAAGGATTGAACGGTACATCGGGGCGAGTCGTGGGATGCTCGATTCCATGCTCATCAACATCGCGAACATGGAACGTCCAGCAGCAGAACCGCATGAACATCACCGGGTCGGCGCGGAACACAGCGATCAGGTCGGCTTGTTCACTGCCGCCTGCGAGCAGCACGTTCCGACGCGCCGAAGCGAGCCGCTTGTCTTCGTCAGTCAGTTTCAATCCATCGGTCCAGAAGTTCCATCCCGCGTCCTGCTTCACCGGATTCGATCTTGATCGGCCCACCGCCGGGTCCGGACTGCTCGACACTCACGCGATCGCGGTATTCGTCGGGCCGCAGTGCTTGCAGCCTGAACTTGAGCAACTGCGCCTGCGGCGAAGTCAAGTCATTCTCACCGCACGCGGTCGCATCAAGCACCGCTTCCAAGCGATCAGCCTGATACGCCTTGCAAACAGCGAAGTCCTCGGCGAACTGCTCATCGTGCAGTCTCCAGTACGTTGGAAGAGCCATCGAAACACCAACATTTGAGCAGGCTTTTCGCCAACCCACATCAACATAAGCATTGAGCCAGTCTTGCTTTAGTTGCTCTTTCATCGCTTTGCGCTGTTCAGCGGCGATTTTCGCTTCTTTGCCGCTCTGCGCGCCGGTTTTTTTTCTTTTGTTCGATCTTACATCGGTCATACGGATCTCTGTAGCAGGGTTTCGGCGCGATTCCAGAACCAGTTGACAAAATCGGGCTATTTTCTCAAGAGATTCACTTGACATACCGATGGGTCATACTGTAGTTTGCTACACAGTGATCCTTGGAAACCAAAGAGACGCGAGCCTGACGGGACTGACCCGATCTACTCGCACACCTGACCGAACACAATCACCTGTGGCTGGGGAAACCTAACCACAGGCTTTCCAGACCGTCAATCATGGCGGCTGAACTGAGAGGATGAATCATGGCGCGGATTACAATCGCAACGCTGCGAGCGGCAGCCAAACCGTTCGGCATCATCGTCGAGAAGGTCGATGAATGCACCCTTGAGATATTCGCGCCAGCGGGCAAAGTCTTCGGCGGCGAAGACGGATTCCGTAGTCGGTACTTTGAATGGATGAAAGGGTGCGCTGACTGGCGGCGATCCTCTATGGAGGATGCGTTGCACTTCATCACCGAAGGCGGGCCGGATATGTACCGGGAGCAAGTAGAGGATGAGGAGGACTCTCTTGAGGGTTGCACCGTCTGTCCCGTCTGTCTCTGTTCTGGCATCCGCCTTGGCACGCTTGGCGATAAGACGCACTTCCGTTGCAGGGGCTGCGGGATCAACTTCTACGCAGGCATCACGCTCGCTGACTGACCACCCCCACCCGCCAGCCGAAAGGCTCGCGAGTGGTTTCACTCACAGACCGTCAATCATGGCGGCTGAACTAAGGCAAACCAATGACTATCAAAGCGAACAACCAACTGTGGATCCCTGCGTGTGGCAAAACGGAAACTTGGACTAAAGCCCGCGACGGGCGAGAATATCTATACGTTTGGTGGAGCAACGCCAGCGAGGGCGTTGCCGCCGTGCATCGTCACGGATGGCTCGACCGACAAGACGTTATCCACACGACGGACCCCTACAACGCCTGATCCCCACCGCTCCACTACTGAAAGGTACTGGGGCGGTTTCAAACGCCCGTAATTGTGCGGGCGAATACTTGAGGATGAACCCATGGCCATACCGACCTACTTTCAGATGCCCCACAATGAGAACCGCTACGTCAGTTGGGATGGGAGCGCTACATTCCAAACGGGCTGGTTTGATGGGGATGGTTCATTCGTCCCCACTGAGGAGTTCGAACTCAGCGGGCCTTGCACAGAACAGGAGGCTTGGGAAGTTGCCGAGAGCGTGTTCAGGGATGACAAAGAAATGAGGCTTGAAGCGGCGATAGAGGACGGGCCAGCCGGGGAGTATGAGAACCAGAACCACATCCGCGGGGATGATCGAGGTTGATCTCCACCGCTCCACTACCGAAAGGTACTGGGGCGGATTCAACACAGCGTCCGCACAGCGGCAAGGAGAATTGACATGAAAAACCATAGAACCAAAGCCAAGCCCACCAAGCCCACCAAGCCCAAGCCCAAGCCCAAGCCCAAGCGTAAGCGCGGCGAACCACTGCCGAAGCGTATGCGGGACTTGCTGACGTTCTGACCACCACCACCCCTTGGCTTACTGGCCATCGGGTGGCTTCAATCACAGCAGCCGCACAGCGGCAAGGAGTTCTAACATGTTCATGTCCCAACCTACCGT